TCGTCCTTCGCGAACTACACCCCGGTACGATTGAGAAGATAACGCAGATTTGGATAGAGCGCGACCTTGCGGCGGCCAATATCAAGGACGGCGCGGATGTCGCCAAGGACCTTGCAAAAGAGCCGTATTTCGCGTTCAAGGAGGCCGCAGCGTACTACCTCAACCACGACATCAAACTACGCCTTATTTGGCCGTTTCTGTGGCGTTGGTGGGCCTTCCGATACACGGAGTCGCAGATGCTCCCGATCATCAAGGAAGGTAAAAAAAAACTTCCGCTTATGGCACACTACGAGACTATGGCGTACTCGATGGATACAAGGACGGACTGGGTGACGATGACGAGGAAGGAAGCCGAGCGATACCAAGCCGAACAAGCCTCGGCTCCCAGGCAGCCTTCGTCAAAGACTTCCCGGCCTATGGAATCCCCCGCCGGAGACTCGGAAAGTGGGAAATCAATTTCGGGTATCGGTGGATATTGACGATTCCGCAGATACAAATCATGCAGTCCGACCTTCCGCACACCTTGTACTTGCGCGACAAGGACAAGAGAAAGAAGGGAGGAAAGAAAGGCGACAACGACAATTACAAGTTCAACCAGAACGACAGGGCCATCCAGTTGCAGATAGAGGCCAACCGCCGCCGGAAGGAGCGCCTGGAGGCCGAGGGCAAGAAGGTGGAGTACACGATGGATGAACTTTTTAACGAAAAATAGAAATGGCCGACATAGACAACCTGAATTTCAAGGTGATTCTCGACAACGCGGACTTCGACAAGGTCATCAACGCGGACATCAAACTCGCAGAGAAACTTGGTACCACCTTGTCGAAGGCCGTGTCCATCAAGGGGACCCGTCAGATTATTTCCGACAAGGGCGTCCAGAACGCAAAGGAAATGGCGCTCTATCTGGATCAGATTCACCAGAAACTCGCCACCATGCCGAAGGGCGGCTTGCTCGTCGGCGACGCGGACAAGTTGAACGCGACCTTGCAGCAGGTGTCGGACCGGCTCGACAAGATAATCAACAAGCAGAACCAACACACGGCGGCGGCGAGAGGGACGAACTCGCAACTGCTTTCCATGTCGTCCGTGATGCGGACGCTTGCCCAGCTCACGGGGGCCACCTTCTCGGTAATCGGCATCCGCCGTTTCCTATCCTCTCTCATCGACATCACGGGCCAGTTCGAGGTGCAGAAGATGGCGCTTCGGACGATGCTCCAGGATGTCGCAGCCGCAGACCGCATCTTCCGGCAATTGTACGAATTTTCGTCCGATTCCACCTATCGGTTCTCCGAACTCGCCAAGTACGCGAAGCAACTCTCCGCCTTCAACATCGGCAAGGACAACCTTCTGGAAACGACCAAGATGCTCGGCGACGTAGCCTCCGGCGTTGGAGTATCTATGGACCGATTGATTCTCGCATACGGCCACGTCAAATCCTCCGGCTTCCTTCGTGGCATCCAACTACGCTCCTTCTCCCAGAATGGCGTACCCATCCTTGAGGAACTGTCCAAGATGTTCACCGAGATAGAGGGCAAGGCCGTTTCGCTCGGAGACGTGTTCGACAAGATGATGAAACGGGAGATCCCGTTCGAGATGGTGGAGGAGGCTTTCCGGCGCATGACTTCGGAGGGTGGCAAGTTCTACCAGATGCAGGAGGTCCTTTCCAAGACCCTTGCTGGCCAGATAAACATCCTCAAGGGCAAGTGGGAGAATGCGCTCTATGCCATCGGGCAGGCGAACGACGGAATCTTGAAAGGCGGCGTGAAGGCGCTCCGGTTCATGGTCGAGCACTTGCAGGAGATCGGCGCGGCCCTGAAACCCGTGATTGCCGGATTTGGGATGTACGGACTCGCGCTCGCCGGTGCGGCGATGGGCAAGTGGGTGGTCGGTGCGGCCCGTGCGGTCGAGTATTTTATCATCCTCACCAAGAGGACGAACCTGGCGACCGCCGCCCTTCGGGTGTTCGGCTCCACGACAAAGGCCGTTGCCGTCGGTCTTGGTGCCCTTTCCGCCGCAATCGTGATTATCGTTTCGCTTATCCAGGCCACCGGGAAGGCAAATAGAGAGTTGGAGAAATTCAGGAAGGAACTTGACGAAATCCATGAAACCGCACGGGAAAACAACGCGGTCGATGCGGAGGTTTCCAAGATTGAATCCTTGTATAAGGTCCTTTCCAACACGAACAATGCCTATGATGCAAGGAAGGCCGCGCTGGACCAACTGAAAACCATCGTTCCGGGCTATCACGCGCAACTGACCGAGGAGGGGCGGCTGATAAACAACAACAAGGCGGCCCTTGACAAGTACATCGAAGCCCTCAACCGCGAGGCGAAGATGAAGGGGGCGCAAGACGAACTGACGGAACTCTACAAGAAACGGAGGGAGGTTAATAAGGAATTAGAGACGGCGCAGACCGCCGCCGACAACATCCCGGCAAATGCGCCTTTAAGCGTTCAGGGCGCATCGGTCTCTGGATATGCGTTTGTTCCAATGGCGGCGAACATAACAAGGACAAATCAACAACTTGGTATCGCCAAGCAGAAACTCCAGGACATCGACAACCAGATTGCGTCAATCAACGCGGAAATCGCCGAGACAATCGGGACAACCGCCGGTACGGAAAGTTACGACATCAAGAATATCGTCGAGACCATCAAGAAGTACGACGCCGACATCAAGGCCCTGCGCGACAAGGCGAAGAAGGGCAAGATTTCGGCGGAGGAGAAGGACGTGCTCGACAACTACATCAAGGCCAGAAAGGAAGAGGCCGATTTGTACGAGGACATCCTCGGCATCAAGTACGACAAGGACAACAAACCCGGTGGCGGAAGCACGAAGAACCCGCTTGCGGACGCCATCAGCGACACGAAGTCCCGTATTTCGCTCTTGGAGAAATATAGGGACGCCTTCGACAAACTGGAGCCATTCATAGGCGAGGATGCGGCGAAGGAGTGGGTGTTCAAGAACATGGGATATGACATTACAAAACTTGACGCCGACCTCGAAAAACTCATCGCCACCCTTCGCAAGTTCGGCCAGGAAGGACGAGAGGCGGCAGACGCGGCGGAGGCCCGCCTCGGTCTCGACGACGTTTCCAAGTTCGTCAAGACGCAAAAGGAGGCGGAAAAGGCCCAGAAGGCCCTTGAAAAGTACCAAAAGACCATCCGCAAGTGGATGGGTGAGGACTTCAATCTCGGCGGGACCGGCTTCGAGTATGACATCAGCAAGGCATTCTCGGAATACAACACCAAGATAAGCGAAGTCGAAGAAAAGTACATCGAAGCAGTCAAGCAAGCCGAGGAGGCGCACAATGGGAATGCCGATGCAATAGCCGCTGAGACCAAAAGGCTCAAAGAGTTGCGCGATGCGGAAATGGCCTACGTCCGCGCAAGGTCGCAGGAGCAGGTGAACAAGCTCGCCGAGTCATACTTGAAGGACCAGTACCTCCTTCGCGGGGTTGACATGGACAACCTCGGGAGCATGTCGTTCGCCCAACTGAAAAACCTCCGAACCGAGATGGGCGAAATCTCTCGCGACGCCACCCGGATGTTGGCCGACGTGACGGGAATAGATGGGTTCCTCGGATCGCTCGGTTACAGCCTTGAAACGTTGACCGAGGACGATCTCGCGGCGTTGTCAGACAAACTCCCGGAGTCCGCGCTTGAATTCGTGCGTTTCGCAAAGTCAATCAAGGACACGGGAATATCCCTGGACACCCTGCAAGAGAAGATTCAATCCGCAATCAAGAAAGGATTGAAGAACCTTGACGAGCAGGAAAAGAAATCAATCGCCAAACTCGCAAAATACGCGGCGGGCCAGGTCCTCGAACTTGCGAATTCATTCAAGGAACTCGGAGACGCCGTCGGTGACGCCGGGCTTTCCGATGCGGCGCAGGGCCTTTCGGACGTCGCCGACATAGCGAAGGATGCCGCCGCAGGGTTCCAAGCCGGAGGATGGATAGGCGCGGCCATCGGCGGTGTCGTGTCGGTCTATTCTAAACTATTCGAGTACGCCGCCGCCTACGAGGAGGCGGAGAACAGGATGAACGACGCTGTCCGCGAGACGAGAAAGTTGATGGACGAGGCCGCATTGAATGCCGGTGTGGAGAGCGTCTTCGGCAAGAACTCGATACAGAAAATCGAGAATGCCACAAAAAACATCGGAGAGGCCGTTGATGCGATGAAGAAATACCGCGAGCAACTTGAGACAAAAGAGTTCACGAGCGAACGGATGTCTTGGTTCGAATGGCTGTTCAGCGGGAACGACGGCAACCGCCCGTTGCGGGAGCGCAAGACTAAACTTGAGAACATGGCGAAGTCGCTCGGTTTCGACAGCCTTTTCGACGAGTACGGGATTCTGCGAGAGGATGCCCTTGAGGCGATTTCCAAGCAATACAACAAACTTACATCCGACGAGCAGGCATGGATAGAGAACGCGATAGCAGATGTCAAGAAATACAAGGATGCAGTCGCTAACGTCAAGGAGGAAATGGAGGCTGTCTTCGGCGAAATTGCGAACAGCGCCGCCGACAACATCATCGACCGATGGGTGGAAGCGGGAGACGCCGCGCTGGACTACGCCGACATCCTGGACGACGTTGCGAGGAACTACGCGAAGATGCTCATCAAGTCGTCAATCCTCAAGAACGTATTGAATCCGGATGAGGCGGACCGGGTTGCCGAGATGTTCGCGAGCGGAAGGACGGACGAGGCAATGTCGGCCATCGCCAGCGACATGGACAAACTCGCGCAGATGGAACCCGTGTTCGCGCAGATTCTTTCCGCGTTCGACCCGTATTTCAATCGTTCAGACAGCTCGTCCGGGTCTGGACTCGGCTCCGGAATAAAGTCCATCACGGAGGACACCGCGAACCTTCTCGCCTCCTACATCAACGCCATCCGCGCCGACGTGAGTTATATGCGCGTGATGGAGGAGAAGGGCTGGAGCGAGGTGTCGGCCATCGGCGCGTCGATGCCCACGTTGAACGACTATCTGAATCAGGTCGCTGCCAACACCTACGACACGGCGCAGAACACCCAGCGCATCCTTTCCGAGTTGCAGTCCGTTATCGGAGCACCGGGAACGAGCGGCTCCGTCGTGCGGGTCCAGTCGTACTGATAATCAATAAAAACCAATATCTATTGCCAATTATCGGCAAAAAATACTAATATTTGCACCGTATGCCAAGCCCCTATGTCCCGCCCATAAGGAACTACAAGCCGTTCTACGTCCAGGCAGCCGGAGACTCGACCGCCTGGGACACTTGCGCCTACGGGATGGTCGCGCAGACGCAGCCGTTCCTGAACAAGTGCGAGGTCAAGGAGCCGTACAAGAACGACTGGAAGGACGAGCACGGGGACGACGAGTACATACCCTCCACCTTGTGCCGCAAGGCGTTCGAGTTCACGGTCAAGTTCTATGTCAAGACCTACGCCGTGACGGGGAATTCCCCGCAGACCGCCATATCCGTGCTGAACGGCCAGATCGCCGACTTCCGGGCGAAACTGCTCGGCGGCGAAATGAAGGTGTGGGACTCCTGGCAGGAGACGGGCTTCCAGAAGGTACGTTATGTCAAGGATGACGCCGACTCCGCCGACCGCGAGATAGACGGCGGCTCCGCGAGGGTCATCTTCTCCGTCACCTTCAAGGTCAACGATCCGGCGACCGCGATGGCCTACAACGCGGCCAACAACACGATAGCGCCCGCATCGCAGTCATAGGCAGATGGCAAGGTTCGACGTCATACCGAAATCCGGCTCCGGGAGCGCGAAGTATTCCGGGACACCGACATTCACGGGCACCTACATGAAACCCGGAATGCTGGAGTTCCGCGAGGCGGCGTCCCCGTCCCCCATCGGATGGGAGGTCGGCGATTACGTCGTATACACCCGAACCGGCCTCACCTACCGCCTCTACACCGTACCGCAACTCAAGAAACAAGCGCGGAGCAACACCTACGGCGGTGCGTACATCTACCAGGGCGTCCAGTTCTTCGACGACAGCAAGCAACTTGAAATCTGCCCGTTCCGCGACCTCGTTGCCGGTGACAACCGCATCCACTTCTCCGCCCGGCCGAGCATCAGCACCTTCGAGGGCGTGGACGGGATCGCCCGCCGCCTCCAGGCTTGCCTCGACGACATGTACCCGAACGAGTGGTACGTCCGTCTCGCCACCACGGCTATGGGCGCGTCCCAGGACCTCGTAGACCTGATGGCCGAGGCGAGGGAGTTCACCGTGTCGGGGGTGTCGCTTCTCGGCGCTCTCGACAAGGTGTACGAGGTGTGGCCGGATGTCGGCTGGGTGTTCACCCGCGAACGGGTCACGATAGGCGGCTCCCTCGTCTGGCGCAACGTCATCACCATCGGCGGCGGTGGGTTGTCGGCAACCCCGTCCTATCTGTACGGCAAGGGCAACGGCCTCCTCTCCATCACCAGGACGGTCGCCAACGCGGACGAGTTCGCCAACCGCATCTTCGCCTACGGCTCGTCCCGCAACATGCTCCCCCGCTGGTACAACTCGCAGAACATCAAGGACGCGGAATCGGTGGACATCCAGAACCTGATGCTCCCGATTGACGCGGTCGGGACTCCCGGAGCGACCGACTACTATCCAGGCTGGGGCAAGACGCTCGACGGCGGGACGATGAAGCCCGACGCGGCGAAGGCTTTTGTGGAGGACTCCGTTTCGCAAGCGAGGCTCTGCCTCCGCCCCAAGACCTGCTACTTCGACGGGACGGGCGATTTGCCCGACATCTACCCTTCCATCCGCGAGACGACCATCGGTATGGTCCGGGAGGCGATAGGCGATTCTACGGCACAATACTACCCTTCCCCGACCATCTACACCGACGCGAGCCAAAGGATAGACCGATTGCTTTCCGCACAGGCGAGTTTCGATTCCGGTCTTGCCGGAGACGAGGGCAAGTCGGCGTCCGTCTCCTCGTCGGAGACCCTGGGCGAACTGACCGGGAGCGGGACGATACAGTCCGGGTTGAATGCGAGCGTAATCCTGTCCACGAAGAATTACACCATCACCAGCACAAGGGAGACCGACATCGCGGTGTCCGTGTCCGGCGGCGGGGCGATCTCGTTCTCGGCCACTGGCGGCTATGCGAACCTTGCAATCTCCATCCAGAAGGGCGACGGGACGAATTTCACGGAGATAAGGCGGCGGTCATTCGATCTCCCCTTCAACGCCGACGGTGATGCCGTGATGAAGGATGCGTATGTGCGGGTCGACAATGCGGAATTGTCCAGCGGTGACATCATCCGCGTGTATGTTTCGTTGTTCCTGACGAACACTCGCGGAGACGCATCGCTGTCGTATTCCTACTCGGTCTCGCCGAATGTGTCGTTCTCGGCGATGTGGTCGCGGAAAAAGACATTCTTCGTCAACATCCGCCAGGTCGGTTTCGACATCACGGAGCAAGCCTTGCTTGGTGAAGGAAAGACGATTGCGATGCGCTCCGGCAAATGCGCGGGTCGGTCTTTCTCCATCAAGTCCTGCTCATACGATTCAACCAACGACGCCTGGGTGCTGGAGTGCTGGCGAAGCGAGGACGAGTCGCTTTCCCAATGGTTCCCGAACGCGGACTATCCCGTTCGCGGACTGGAGAACGCCGGACAATCCAACGAGTATCCGGGCGACGAGTTCGTCCTCCTGGACATAGCCATGCCGGACATCTACGTCCGGATGGCCGAATTGAAACTCCTCCGCGCCGCGCAGGAACTCCTCGCCGACACGGCGACCGAGCGGTGGCAGTACATCCCGGAGATCGACGCGAAGTTCATGGTCGAGAATTCGCGCACGATCGTGGCCGGGCAGAACATGACCTTGCAGGACGCGGACATCATCGGATCGTCCGCCATCGCCGTGCTGGTGGACTCCCTCACCATCAACGAGGGCGAGGCCGCGATACCGACCTACAAGGTGACGCTCCGCGACCGCAAGCGCAAGACTTGGACGGAGTCGGGAAGCGCCACGGAAATCTCGTCGAAGCCCGTTTCCAACGCCACGCAAGAGAGCATCCAGTCCGTCGGCAACAGCGTTTCCGATTCGTTCTTCGAGTTGGACGCGGACGGGAACGTGACCTTGAAGGAGCCGTATGCGAACTTGTATGTCAAGGGCTGGCTCTCCGCCGGTGGCATCGGCCAGGGCGGAAGCGGTGGAGGCGGCTTGATCACCTCCGTCAAGAGCGTTTCCGACCTCGGCACGCCCATACCCATCGAAAGCCTCACCGAGACCTTCTCCGCGAAGGCGATAGAGTCCATCTACGAGGCCGTCCAGACGAAGCAGCCCCTGCTCGTCTCGGGCACGAACATCAAGACCATCAACAGCCAGTCTCTCCTCGGCTCCGGGGACATCGTAATCCAGGACGGAGAGGACGGAGAGTCGGCCTACGAGATATGGCTGGACGAGGGCAACGTCGGTACGAAGGCGGACTTCCTCGCATCCTTGCAGGGGAACTCCGGCTATACGGGCGCGGCTGGCGAACTCCAGGTCGTGAACAACGTCGTCGACGGCGGCGCGACCGACGCACTCTCCGCCGAGCAGGGCAAGCTCTTGAACAACAACCTCGGAAGCGTCAGGGGCAGACTCGACGACTTCCTGGACGCAGCCGGGGAGTACATCGCCGTGTCCGGCTGGCAGAACGGCATCTATGGCGGGAACGGGGTGTTCTACCCCGGCGAGTCGCCCCTGTACAGCGGGACCACGGTGGACGTGTCCAACTATCAGGGCAAGAAACTCCTCATCCGCATCAACAGTTACTCCGCCCTCTACTGCGGGTTCAAGACCGCGTCCGGGACGCTCATATCCACCTTCCAGACGGATGCGGAAATGACCGCCTATGTGACGGTCCCGGACAACGCGGTGACGCTGTTCCTGAGCAACTACAACGCGGACCTGCCCAATTCCTCCGTGTATGTTTATTTCTATGACTCGTATGAAGCGATGCTCCCTATCAAGCAGGACGACATCTACGGTTTCTTCGACGGAACCCCGCTTGCGCTGACCATCACGGACGGCGGCTTCTACTCCCAGAGCGGCCTGGTGATAACCTACAACTTGAGCGAGGGCAACTCCGCCGTCGTGTGCGCCGTGGCCTACGGGAACGAATACATCGTGGAGACGCCCGTGAACGTCCCCTCTTCGATGTACCAAAACTTCTTCATCTTCGCGGAGGACTCCACCACGGCGGTCATAGACTCCGGGGAGATAGTGGACTATGTCACGCCCCTCGGCCAGAAGGAGAACGGGTTGTACCAATACCTCGTCAAGATTCCGAACACGGACTGCGCGTACCTGTTCTCCGCCGTCGGTACGAGCCGGAAGGACGAGATGCGGGTTTTCGTGGCCGTGAAGAAGGCCCTGCACTGGCTCGACCTCTCGGACTTGGAGGTGCAGATAGAGGACCTCGTGGAAGAGATCGCGGGCGGAAGGAGGCGCATCATCCTCGCCGACTCCATCCTCAAGCCGATAGACTTCGCGGACAAGAGGCTCGTCGCATTCGGGGACAGCATCACCGCCGGGGTCACCTCCCCCAACTACGGCTCCACCCAGGACTCGTACATCAAGTTGTTCTGCGACTACGCGGGTGTTGGTACGCTTGACAACCGCGCCGTGTCGGGAAGCACCGTCGTCCCGGTCGGGGCCAACGACATCTACAACCGCATACTCGCCCTCACGGGGGCCTGGGACATCATCTGGATAGCGGGAGGCACGAACGACTGGAACACGGGCAAGACCCTCGGGAACTGGGGAAGCACGGGGACGGACACCTTCTACGGCGCGTTGAAGGGCATCTGCTCGTTCCTCGCCGCGAACTACCCTGACGCGGTCGTGATATTCGTCACCCCCATCCCCTACACGAAGGATGCGTCGAACTGGCCGAACCACAACGGGGAGTTGGACGACTACCGCTCCGCCATCTACGAGGTGGCCACCTACTACGGCTACAACGTCGTGAACGGGGCCGACCTCGGGATGCCGAAAATCACGGGGGGCTGGAACAACACCATGATAGCCGATTCGGACGGATGCCACCCCACCGAACTCGGACACGCGCTCTACGCCAGGAACCTCACGGACAAACTGCTGTAGCCCCATGAGAAACAACGGTCGGATATACACCCACACGGATGGCGGGACCAAATACGGGGTCTCGGTCTGCGATGTGTCCCGGACCCTCGGAAGGGGGACGGGCGATGTGGGGCAACTCTGCTCCGACCAGGAGTGGTACGACAACAACGGGACTCCGACCCTCCGTCTGGTGGACAAGATAAACAAGTGGGCGAAGTACCGCCCGATTGAGAAGGCGAACTACAAGGGCATCCTCACGGACGCGATGCGCTCTGCGGAGAACTGGGGCATCGGTTACATACCCAAGTGGACGAACAAGACCATCCCCGCTATGGTCAAGTTCTGGATAGGCGGCTCCCAGAGTACGGGAAGCACACCGCCCGACTGCGGGATTCAGCCATCCTATTGGACGAAGGTATTGCCTTCCACCGCTTATAGACTCCGCGACTTCGCTGCTGATGTTGATGACAAGGGTTATTGGCACGGAGCGGATGCACCAATCTCGCAATTCGTGGGCGAGTTGGCCATCCCTTCCACGGGTCAGTTGGATGTAAACTATCTCCGTGGCGCGGAGAGCAACGAGACCATCCTTCTTTCCGACATCGGCAGTTTCAGCACCTTCTTCTTCGGAGTCATCTTCGCCAATGCGGACTTCTCCAAGATTTACCTCGTCACGCAGGAGTACGCGATGAATTCCCAATCGTGGACGCAAGACTTCACCATCCACATTCAGGGTGCGGCCTCCGTCCTCGTCCCCACGGGTACTTCCGCGACCTGGAAGGTGTTCCCCATCCTCATCAACGCGCAGTCGGCGGTCACCACCTTGACCGATGTTCATTCAAGCCTCACGAACTACACCCTTGTGGCCCTTCTCGACCCCGTAGAGGCCGTCATCACGAAGAACGGGTTCGACTACACCCTTGTGGCCGACTCTGCTTGGAGGGATGCGCTCGTAGACCCGGAGTACATCCACTACTCCTACACATTCACCAACAACGATTCCAGCGGGGTCGGTGGCGTAAGGCTCAAACTTGAATTCCGCACCAGCCTGAACGAAGTCGTCGGCTCGGTCACAAAGCAGATTGGGAGTGTGTCGGCGGGTGCGTCCTACACGGTGTCGGACAGCATCCGGCTCTATTCCCGTGCGGCGAGCGTGGCCGTCGTGGTCGGCTACATAGACCACATTGACGACATCCCCTACACCGTGGAATACGAAAGCATCCAGGTGTCCAGCGGGCCTCCGAGAGACTAACCAAAACACGATTAGATATGCAAGAGTACAACAAGAAAAACTTGATCCTTTTCGGAATCCTCGCGCTGGTCGGGCTGACGGTGTTCTTCACCATCGTCCTGCTGACCTACGCGAAGGGCGGTCTCTGGAGCGCACCGCTACCCGTGGCCGCAATCGGCTATGCCATCTACCGCTTCCTCAAGGACTACTTACCGCTTACCAAGGAGGGCAAGGAATGAGACTCTCGGAAGTGATGCTCGTCGGGGATGTCCTCGGCGCGATGAAGATTAACAAGGTCAAGGACGCGGACACCCGCGCAGGACTGAACAAGTGGTTCCTTGCCACCTTGAAGCACCGCAAGGGCTTCGAGAGGGACAAGGACGAACTCGTAAGAAAGTTTCGCTCCGACTTCGCCGAGGAACTCGCAAGGGGCGAGGAACTGACCGCCGAGAAGGAGGAACTCGCAAAGGCCGTGGAGGAGTTGCTGAAACCCGATGTGGAAATGGGCATCCCTCCCGTGGACGCGGAGCCCCTCACCGACCCCGACATCTGGGGCGCGGAGGACACCCTCGGCCAGATCGCAAACACGGTCGCCCTGCTCGTCCGTAGCGGGGTGGCCAAAGAGGAATAGCACCGCAGGGACTGCGTCGCTCAACGATAGGTTTTGTGTGAGGGGCCGGGCATTTGGTGAATTTCACCGGCCCCTTTTTAAAAAGGAGAAAGAACTATGGTGATACAAGACGAAGCGTTCCTCGGAACGGAGAAGAAATACTTAATCGAAGTCAATTCCACGGGGTTCGATATGGACCGCGACGACTTCAGCATCGTTTTGCGCAGAGGCGCGAATCGCGTGGAAATCCCCAAGAGCAAACTCATCGTGGAGCCGTACACCATCGTCAAGGACGGGCAGGAGGTGACGAAGAACAACTACTACCTTGTGTTCGACACAACCGACCTCGGCCCCGGCGCGGTTTCCATCACGGTGACCGCCCACGTCCCCGACACGGACTTCGACGACAGCATCCGCGACGAGGTGGACAAGTTCGACTTCTTGCGAATCAAGAGCGTATGAGCAAGATTGAACACAACAGCGGTTGCATAACCGTCACCCTCACGGGAATCGGGGGCATAGAGGTGCGCCTCGTCCCCGTGTGCGCGGTGAACCTCTCGCCGAACGACTATCCCGACGGGTGCTTGATGACCACCGACGGAAGGCCGATTATGACCTCCGACGGGTATTGGCTGGTTGTAGTGAAAAACCAATAAACTATACGAACTATGGCAGTTATTGAACCATACAGACTGACCCAGACGGGCGCGGAGGTCCAGCAGGACTTGAACGACATCGAAGCCCTCGCCCCGGCCACCACCGAGAGCGCGGGGTTGATGTCCGCCGCAGACAAGACCAAACTCGACGGAGTCGAATCGGGGGCGAAGGACAACATCTTCATCGCCGAGTACGGAGTGACCACCCTCGCGGAAATCCTTGCGGCTGTGGCGGCGGGGAAGATGGCGCTTGCGAAAAGTGGCTCCCTCTACTTTGCCTTTTCTGACATTGGTGATGATTATGCGATTTTCTTCCGCATTGCTGACGATGGGGAAATATATGTAGTTTCGTTGAATGGACAGGGGTGGAATGAGTTTTCATTTTATCCGGAAGATACCGCCAACAGGGCCACTTCCCTTTCCGCACAGTCCACCGATGCCCAATACCCTTCCGCGAAATGCGTCTACGATGCGCTGGCGGGCATTGACACCAAGCGGGTGCTGACCATCAACTCCATCCCCGAAAGCAGGACATACACCCCGTCGGAGTTCGCAAGCGCGGTGTGCGCCTGGGACGACTTCCTCGCCTCGATCAATTGCGGTTATGCTTTCGTGAGAGTCGGGACGACCGGAACATCCTATTTCTATCCCGTCATTTCGCAATCCACCAACATCGTCAACACAGCCTACATCGCCTTCTTGACGGAGGACGGGGTGAATACCATCCAAGCCTTCAAGACTGGTTCCAGTCCAAGGAGCGATATAACCGTCACGGCCACCTATGTCGCCTTCCCGACCTCGGCGCAGATGGAGGGATGGACGGGCAAGTACACCAAGCCTTCGGGTGGCATCCCCAAGACTGATTTGGCATCAGCCGTGCAGACCTCACTGGAGAATGCTGATAGAGCCGCCATTGTCAACTATGAGATTCTCAACACGCAGTCGGGCGGTGGAATAAAAGCGATTGTCGGAAACATTGATGGATTTCAATATGCCATCGGTCCCGGTAACGCAGATGGAAGCGAAGACAAGGTTCTCGCAACGACCGAGCAAATTCAGTTCGTCCCCGGCTCTGGCACGGGAAGCGCGGTCTTGAAGGATGCGAACCTTGAGGCGAACAACCCCAACGAGGTGGCGGTCGGTCGGAACAACTTCTCGGCCACGGGCTTGGCCGATGCGCTCAAGACCATCTTCTCGGTGGGTGTCGGCTCGTCCGCGAACAATAAGGACAATGCCATCGTCGTAAAGAGGGACGGGAAGGTGTACCTCAAGGGTGCGGGGTATATTGTTATGGGCGAGGAGGACGAACACGAGGAAATCCAGTATTCCGAACACATAATCGCAGACCTCGCCAAATTGGTCAGCCAAGGCGGCCTCGGCTACACGCAGACGATTGAAGATTGCGACTTCATCTACGATGACGGCCAGGGTCACGATGTCGCTTGCGGGCCGGAAATTGGGATGTTCACCGAGGAGTTTTCCGACAATATCCTCATCCCCCATCTCATCAAGGCCCAGACACTCCCCATCCGTCTCTATTCCTCGCAGAACTCCTACCAAGACTTCGCCATCGGCGGAAACCAGGTGCTGTTCGCCATCTATAACGCGCACACGCAATACTGGTCGGATTTCCTCGTCATCGGCAACCCGGAGCAGAACATCACGGGCAAGGCCGACAAGGTTACGGGCGCGACGAGTGGCAACTTCGCCGGGTTGGACTCCAACGGAAACCTTGTTGACAGCGGGAAGAAAGCGAGCGACTTCCTCACCCAGCACCAGGACATCAGCGGGAAGATGGACAAGCCCGTGGCGACCACGAGTAATCAGTTGCTATCATTTGTGCCGGAAAGCGGGCATATCTATTCAATCATTCGATTCTCGGAAGGATACCCGGAGATAGTCTTTCTGCGTTGCAATGATAATGCAACTGCTTGTGATGCATACGCGGTTGGAAATAGCGTAATAACCGAGTTGCGCTTTTCTCTTTCCGATGAAGCGGTATACATATCGTGTGATGTCGATGCCGCTATGTCGAGCGATGTGTCCGTCACAGACCTTACGAATGGAACGCAAGTCGCCTTGCGCGAAGAGGCGGGCACCCCCGCCACTCTGACTACTATCACGATTAGCCAGTTCCAACCCCTCATCGACTCCTCTCACAAGTTGGACTACGGCCTCTTGAGCAACACGCCGACCATCCCCACCGTCCCGACCATCAGCACCAACGTCCAGAACGACAAGGCTTCCGATGTGAAGACCTCGTCCCCGAAGTCCGTCTACGACGAGGTGCATCCTGCGGTGGTCAGTTCCCAACCGCAAGGAGGGTTCGCCCCGAATGTGGTATATGACCTCGGCGAACTCACTGGAACGGTGACTTTCGCCCTTGCAAGTCCGACCGACAACTCCATCCCGAATCCGTACCATTGGACCTTCGACACGGGCAGCACGGCACCTACCGTCACCTGGCCCTCCGGCATCGTGTGGCCGGATGGGGTTACTCCTACGATTGATGCGAACAAGCATTACGAAGTCCTCGTCCGCAACGGCTACGCATCCATCCTCGTCTTCACCATCCCGTCCGCATAGGCTATGAGTACATTTCTCAACAACTGGCTCACGCTACGGGCGATGAGCGCACCGGGGGGAAGCACGCCTCCCGGCCCGTCTCCGCTACCTACCGGATACACCAAGGTTGACTGGATCGCCTCGGACGGAACGGCGTATATCAACTCTCTCGTCTCCATGAAGGAGGAGATGGCCCTTGGCATCACCGTTAAGTGTTCCGCGGTAAGCGGGGCACTTGTCATTGGCTATGCGAACGGAAACACTTATAAAGCCTACCTGGGAGGTAGTGGTACATTTCCGGGTCGAATATGCGCGTGTTACCATTCCAGTTCTTACTTTTCGTCCGCCACAAATACAAAAGACATCAAGGCCGAAGCCTTGTACCAATGGAAAAACGGCAGCCAAAAGTTTACAGTCAAAAAAGACGGGAGCGCCATTCACACCGGAACGAATAGCGGATCGGACTCCAACTACCGGGGAACCTGCCTGATTGCACAGCAGAAAGACGCGAAAGTTTACGAATCGAGAGTATATTCCGATTACGACGCGACCATCCTCCTTTTCAACGGCGAAGCCTGCCTTGACCCCAATGGAAATCCAGGCTTGTTTGACCATGTAAGCCATACCTTTTTTTCGAACGCGGCGGCAGCAGGTGCTTTCACTTACGGAAACGACGAATAAAACGATTTACCTATGTATACAAAGACAATCAACGGTCATCAGGTGTTCAACACCTGCAAGACCATCCAGTTGGGGGGAGTCTGGATCAGCAATCCCTCGGCGGAGCAGATAGCCGCAGCCGGATGGGAGGTGTATGTCCCTCCCGTAGTTCCTCCCCAGCCGCTGACTGAGCCCGACTACGAGCAGGTAATTTCGGCAGTGAAGAAATTCCTGTCCTCGGAGACCGAAGAACTCTCCGACGAGGACGCACTGGCGGTGGCGGCACTCTATCCGACATGGGCATCAAAACTCAAGGAAGCCGAGGAAGAAGGGAAGGGCGTCAAGGCTGACGAGAGACTTTGGTACGACACCAAGTTATACAAGGTCAATCAGCCCCATGTTCCGCAGGTGGACTGGACGCCAGACCACACCCCCGCGCTCTACACGGAGATTTCCATCGTGGAGTGGCCGGAAATCCCGGAGAACATTCCCTCGGAGGCCCCGTGGATGAACGGAGACAAGGGGACTTGGAAAGGACAGCACTACATCTGCAAGATGGATAACTGTGTATGGAACCCGGATGTTCTGCCTTCCGCGTGGGAACTGCAACCGCAACAATCATAATACCGATATGCTATGGAGAATCTATTGCCCAACATCATCCAGATTGCGGAACTCGTCGGCTCGGCCATCCTCGGCGGCTGGGTGTACCGCATCTTCACCATCCGGGAAAGGGTGAAGCAAGAGAAGGCCGACACGAAGAAGAAGGAGCAGGAGGCGAAGGCCGAGAGCATCGAAAATGTGAAGAAGGTCTTCCTCGAACTCTATCAGCCCGTGCTTGACGACCTGGAGAACAGGTTGGAGAAAATGGGAGACAAGGTGAACACCGTGGAAGCCGAGAACGAGTCGCTAAAAAAAGAGATTGCGGAGGTCAGGGAGGAGAACGCCCGTCTCAAGGCGGAGAACGATGAACTGCGTGATGCCCTCCGCGAAATCCGCCCGGACATCGTGCCTTCCAGACGGAGCGCGAATGCGAAGAGGCAAGCCCGTAGCGGGAACGGCCAGTTCGTGAAGAAGGAGGAGGACTGATGCGTTCCGTCGCGGAGTGCGCCTATGCGATGTTCTTCTTCATCGCGCTTGTCATCCACGGCTTGTTCACCAACGAGCCGTGCTTCGACGATCCTTATTGCTGATGCACTATGGCCGATTTCAAGTATTTCTCATTGAAGGAACTCTGCTCGTCCGATGTGGCGACGCAGAGGCGGATTGACAACTTTCCGAGTTGGACGGTGGTTCAGCATTTGTCCGAACTCACGGAGAGGATTCTCGAACCATTGCGTGTCGCTTGGGGAAGTCCCATCAAGGTCACATCCGGCTATCGGTGCGACTCTCTCAACCGAGCCGTCGGCGGGGTGTCCACATCGGCCCACAAGCAAGGGTACGCAGCCGACCTCCAGCCGGGCAACGGGAAGATTGACGAATTCGGTCGGTTCGTCAAGGACTGGCTCACGAAGAACCGCATCCGCTTCGACCAATGCCTCTGGGAGACCAGGGGGCGGGACAAGTGGGTGCATATCGGATTGTACTCGTCCACGGGAAGCCAGCGGTGCGAGACGAAGAACCTTGTCGTGAAATGATGTACTGGGTCACGACCGCCACGGGAAACCGCATCGGCCCCTTCGACGATTGGGGGTGCGCCTGGTGGTCCGGGGTTGAACACTTCGGCTACGAAGGATGGGTAATCACAAGCGAAAGTTGGTAGTTAACCCGGTTAGTAACTACTAAAGGAAAACGCGGGCAGAAACCCGCGCCATAAACAAACTCAAGGATTGGCGTCCCGTTGAGAGTTAGTCCACCGCAAAGATACGAATTTGATGGGAATTTCCAAACATATAGGGACTCCGGGGAGGACGCTCTTTTTCATATCAGTGTTTTGTGTTACGCCGCTCCTGCTCCTCCCCGGATGCTCCCCGCGCATCGTGGAAAGGGTGTCCTATGTCCACGACACCACGAATGTAGTGAGGATAGACTCCGTGCGCTACTACCAGAGAGACTCCGTCTTCGTCAAGGAAAATGGAGACACGATCTATCAGTATGTGGAGAGGATAAGATACCGCGACCGATTCCGCATCGACACCCTTGTCCAAGTGCGAGAAACCCGCGACACGGCCTTTGTGGAGGTCAAGGTAGAGAAACCCCTTACCGCAATACAAGAAGCGAAAATCAAGGCGTTTCCGTGGCTCGTAGGGGCATTGATGATACTACTCCTATATGCGTTCCGAAAACCTTTGCTCTATATACTGAAAAAGTGGCTATCTTTTTCGTAGCGTCACGAAAATGATAACCACTCCCCGTCCGGCCATAAGATGTTGGCTGAACAAAGATAGACATTTCCGCCGGAAGTCCCGCAAGTATGTCGGAAGTATTTGACGGTTGAACAAAGGCGGAATCCTCTAACGAGGGTATAGAAAAAGCCCTCGGACATATATGTAATTTGGGGTGGCAGCCATAATTACAAATCAAACCTCGCGGCTCGCGTCCAAGGGCTAAAAGTCCTGTGCGGGTCACGGGGTTTGTATTATGACTGCCGAAACAAAGTTACATAATATGCCGGACAAAACCAACTTTGCAAAGAGAATCATCCTTGAGTTTCTGGACTTTATACGGTTCAAGATAGAGAACGATTCCCTAACGATGGAAGAAGCTGACTCCATAGCAAAGACCATCGAAAACAGTCTAAATCTAACGGGAACAACTGACGACTTCGCCAGATTCTACGGCAAGTCAAAAACCAATGTGACAACGGTCATTGACCGCAAGATGTTGCCAAAACCGAGACGTGTGCTTCTCCACTCGTTCAATCTATTCCGCAACGCCATTCCAAAATCGTGGATTCACAAGATATAATTTGATTGTCAATGTATTAAGTGTTGCCGTGTGAATTTCTTCAATCACGTTTGCATTCCTGCCATCTTTGCAATGCTTAACCTAACTTAAACTATTTCATCATGGCAGATGTTACCTATGTGCCTGACAATCAGGCCAACAATGTCCTCCCGTGGATGCTCGCCGGGAACGGTGGGTTGGGCGGATTCGGCTCCTTCAACAGCATCGCCGACCTTTTCGGTCTTGCGATTATCGCTTCCATGTTCGGATGGGGCGGCTGGGGTAACGGTGGGTTCGGTGGTGGTTTCGGTGGCAACAACGCCGCCGGATTCCTTTCCAACCAGCTCAACAACGACTCCGGGCGCGAACTCATCATGAACGCCATCAACGCACAGGGCGAGGCTTCCCGCACGGCGGTCAGTAACCTTGCTACGGCTCTCGGACAGGACTTCAACCTCGTAAACGCGGGTGTCCAGAACGTGCAGAACGCCCTCCAGACCCTCGCGCTCCAGCAGGCGGTTTCCGTTCCGCAGATTATGAACGCCATCGCCACGGGGGATGCCTCCATCATCAGCAACTTCCAGAAGTGTTGCTGCGACCAGAAGCTCCTCACCGTCGAGCAGGGCTATCAGTCCCAGATTGCGACTCTCAACCAGACCAACCAGCTCGGCTCCCAGGCCGACCGGAACACCCGTGTCATCACGGATGCCATCAACGCGCAGACGGTCGCCATGAACGACCAGTTCTGCGCCGCCAAGGAGAGGGATATGCAGTCCAAGATCGACACGCAGGCGGACATCATCACCCAGCTTCGGAACCAGATTTCCAACGACAAGCAGACCGAGGCGTTCACCGCCGCGTTCAACGCCCTGAATCAGAAGATTACCGACCTCGCCGCCCGTCAGCCGAACACCGTTCCTGTTACCTGGCCCAATCTCGCCGCGGTGAACACGACCCCGTATGTTAGCGGCGGTTACTATCAGGGCGGTTTCAATGGCTACTACGGTCCCGGTGCGAATGGCTTCACCTTCTAAATCAACGGAAGAACTATGTTCGGAATGAATGTCAACGTAACGACGAATGTCAATGGCATCCCGTACCTTTTCACCAATGGTGTTTCGGTTACGGAGGAGTCCGTTGACTTCTCGCTCGGCTTCCGAAGAATCCCGAAGGTCGGGAAGGTCGTTATCCGCATCACCTCTGCGATTCCCGAAGGAACCACCGGAACGCTCCCCGTCCGTTTCACATTGAACGGGAGTACCCGCAACCTCACCTTCTTCGGTGGAACGAATGTCACCGCAGCCGATCTCGTTGGCGCCGGAGTCATCGAAGTCTGGTACGACTGGTTCAACGGAATCTTCCAACTCGTATCGCCGCTCGCTCCGGCAACGGCTTAACCTAACAACCAAAACTTTAACCTATGTTCAACGGAATACCGCAGGGAGCATCCCAGATTGCGCAAGGTGCGACCCTCTACGTTTTCAACCGGAAAGACTTCTCCGTGGCATTGGCAAGCGTCACCGGCGTTTCCCAGCCCCATGTCTCGAAGGCGGCGCAAACGAATCCGGCATTGGCGATGAATGGCTTCGTGGTGGACTTGTCCCTCTCGTTCGGAAACGAGAATACGTCCATCGAGTTCCCGGTCAACAGCACATCGGCCAACTATCCCGACAAGGGATGGTTCGTCAGTCCAGACCGCCTCGCTGTCACGAGGGAGATTGAATCGACAAGCAACAACTCCAAGCAGTTCCTCGCCCAGCGGCCTTATCACGAAATGGTGGTGAAGAAAGCCCCCGACCTTATCCTGCAACTCAACCCGGAGAAGCAGATGGAGGCGCAACAGGCGCAGAAAATCGCACGGCTCGAAGCCCAACTCTCGGAGATGAACGGGAAGTTCACCGAACTGGTAGGACTGCTCTCTGCGGGACTTCCGAAGAACCCTAAACCCAAGAAGGAGGAATAAACAATGGGATGGATCATTGATATGTCCGAGCGCGGTGGCGATGTCCGTCGCTTCGACGAGGGCCTGAAACGCGCCAAGAGCGGCCTGATGGAAGTCTGCGACATCTGGGAAGATATGAAGCAGGATTTCCAGATGCGCGGCTCCTACGGAGAGCGTTACGGATCGTATGGCGAGCGCTACGGAGAGCGCAACTCTTACGACGAGAGGGGCGACTACTACCGGCGCGACTACCCGATGCACCACATGTCCGAGCGCGACTGGCACGAACTCCAGGAGCGCCGCCGCCGTGACAGCATGGGCCGCTACATGTAAGCGCCACACCACAACCGGGGCGGGGAAAACTCGCCCCTTTTAATTGAACAGATTATGACTACGTTTGAAGAGTATATAGACCAGTTCGGGGCGCATTTTAACAAGCGCCTCTATGAGTGGGCCGTGTCCATGATGAAAGACCGTGGCGGCAACCGTGTCCCTCCCATGACGAAGGAGCAGGTCGCCGAGTGGTTGAAGAATAACGGTGTGTCCTTAAAAAATGACAAGGGGCACGATGCCGCCTATGTCCGGGCGATGCTTTTCGCCGATTGCTGGGGCAGTTCCCTTCCAAATGACAAACAACTCGCGCTCGGCGTGATGGACTTCCTGGACGACCCGGACGGAAGTAAGACAAAGGCATTCGACCACTTCGTCGTGGATTGCCGCGCCAAGGGCGAACCCATCTTTTGGGACGAAATGTTGTAGCGATGATCCATCGGGTTCTCAAAATCGGGAGATGGGTGGTTGACTTCCTCTTTGCCGAGAGGAGGTACGACATTGATGGCATTGTTTCTTGCCTTCGTCACGCAGAGGCTCTGGGATACATCATCGACCAGGCTTTAGACCTTATGGGCGGGGGCGAAAAAAACACTGGATTCACTTACTCAAATGCGAGAGTGTTCCGGGCTATCGTTTGCATCGGCCCAGCATCTTCCGGGGGCGAGTTTCAAAACACATTGGTACACGAAATCCACCATCTCGCCGTAGCCATAGCGCGTGAACTCGGAGTTGATCTGGAGGGAGAGACCCCGGCATACCTCGCCGGTGACACCATGCGGGCGTTTGCCGATGTGGTATGCCAACTCGGTTGCCGCGAATAAACAAAAAAACCCCGACACCCAATGAAGGATGCCGGGGTAATTCATCTGCGGTAATCTTCAAACCGCTTGCACGATCCGAAGATGAATCGGTTATTTACCCACCTCGCAAGGTCGCGGTAGACCCGCTTGCAATGCTCCTTGTCGTAGATCATCACATACGGCCAGTAGCCGAGGTCACGGAGTGTGTAGATGCGGTCGAGGTCTTGTTCCAGGGTGGTGGAGAAATTGACGATGGTGTAGACGATGGCATTGTGGACTTGCTTCTTGTGGATGTTCGGGGAGGCGACATCGGCAAAGAGTTTCAGTTTCGGAAGCACCTTGTCCTTGTCCTCGTAGCGGTCCCAGGCGAAGTGTATCTCCTTGATTCGCATGGATGCTATCATTCTCGCCTTTTCCTCGGTCATCAGGCGAATGTCCAGACCCTGGTTGAAGTCCACCTCCGCCCGCGAGTCGATAAGCGATTGTAGGAGACTTTTCCAGTCCTTGCAGGCCAGGATGTTCGGGTCGCAGAGGACAATCTTCTTCTGCCCGTCCCAGAACTCCGAAAGGTCGGCGACCTTAACCGAACAACGACCTTCTTTCTTCCCAACGATGCAGAAGTCGCAACCCCTCGGACAACCACGCGAAAGAAAGCCGTAGGCCGTATCTTTCGTTAGTTCGGGGTATAGCGAGTAATCGGGATAGATATGCTCTATTTCGGGCGGTAACGGGGTGTCCTTGCTCTTGTCAAAAACCTCCTTCCCATCCACAAGGGAAATGCAGTAACCGCTACCGCCCTTTTGAATTTCGTCTGCATTGATGGGATAGTCGTAGTCGGGCGTGAACGAGAACACCTTGCTCAAATACACCTTGTCAAATCGCCCCCCCCATAGCGGATCGTACCACTCCACGGAGTCGCCCCTCGCCTTGTGGAAGGCGGAAATCTTCATCAATGCGATGTTGGGGAAGCGGCCAGTCCCGTCCACATCGACAAGACCTATTCGCATAGGATTCGCTCAAACTCCTTCCACATAGCCATTTCCTTCTTGTACGCCTCGGGCACGGATAGAATGTTGTCCATCCGCTTGACGTGGTAGACGATGGACGAATGGTCGCGGCCCATCAGGTGCGCTATCTCGCTGTACGAATAACCCTCCTCCTTCATCCTTCTGGAAACGAGGCATCGTATCAATGTGTTCGCGGCGTTCCTCTCCGGCCCGAGCCTCCATCCGCAAGCGCTTTCTGCGGCCCGAAGGACGATCTCGTACCTTTCGACCGACGGGGGCTTGCATCCGTATCTTTCTCGGAGGATCGGCAACACGTCCGAGCAGGAGCCGAAGTCCTCTATGACCTCGTATATCTCCCGTATGTCATCCTCCGTCAGCAGGGATAGAATCTTTGTGTTCATTCCGAAATGAAAAGATTGTATGTGAACTTCCTACGCCCGCTCTCGGTGGTGGATTCCTCCGGCTCGAAACGGCGGATGATGTCGTGGCCGATGTTCATCGCGAGTCGGTTCTTCGCGTTTGCGAGGATTGCCTTCTCGGTGTTGAACTTCATTTCGTCGGATTCCGTGACCACATATCCGGCGGTGATTTCGGCGGGCGGGTCAAGTTTTCGGAGCCGGACGAGTTCTTTGAGGTACTCCTCCCTCACGGACTGGAGCGTTTTTCGGTCGGCTTCCAGGATCGCCTCCCTTTCCTTGATGCGGATTTCCCTTTGGTCGAGGGCCATCTTCCGCTTTTTGAGTTTGCAACTGATGCTTCCGTCCAGGATGAGGGCCGCGATGGCGAGTGCTGCGACTACGGCGCAGATGATTTGGATTAAGAGTGTCATGGTTAAAAGATTTTGAAGTGTTTGTTTTCGTTAAGGATGATTCTCTCCCCGTTGTCAAGGAGCACTTGCCAGTTCCCTTGTCCGAGGTGATCTTCCAATGTACCGTCCCCGTGGTTGGTGGTGTGTACCCGGTCTCCCTTCTCCGGGACGAGTTCAAGTTTCATACGGAACCGCTCCTGAATCTTCTCCGGGAAGATGCCGCCGGAAGGCAGGGCGCGGAGTGCCTTGAACACCCGTGCGTCCCCGTCGTCCAGATGCGCCCGGTCAAGGCAGAGCATAGCCATACGGATAAGCGTGTTAGAGTTGGCGATAACATTGGAATAAGCCTTGTTGTGGCCCTGTACGGCCTCGTAGGTAATCTTGTCCAACCCGAACTTGAACATCCAATCGTCGGCCTCTTTGATGGCTTTCTCGAAGTTTATGAGGGCCTTCTTCTTCTGCGGGTCGAAGCGATCCCGCTTGCAGGACTGGATTTGCAGTTGGAGGTCTATGTCCGACGCGAGGATGGAGGAACAATGGGCGAACATATACAATAAATTAATTTCCCATCCCAGGGGGGTCTTTTCGATATTATCCATTGTCTTCCTCCTTTTCGTCAATGACCGCCTGCATCTTCTCCTTGAGTCGGAGGTACTTGTCCTTCCAGTAGCCGGGGCCTTTCTCAAATTCAAGTTCAAAGGGAACGAGTTTCACGATGCCCTCTGCCCTTACGATGCGCTCCTTCGTCCCCTCTATTTGGAATGCTGGTTCAACGAAAGAATACTCCGGGAAGTAGGTAAAGCAGATGTCCCAGACGGAGCAACCTTGCTTTTCAGCCATTTCGTAGACGGCCTTGTTCACCTGGCTTGTGGCCTCCTTGATGGATTCGCACACCCCGTCGAACATAAGTTGCTCCAACTTGTCGTGGATTTGGCTCTTGCGTTCCAAAAGTCGCCGGGTGTTCTCGAATGATAGTTTCTTACTCATAGTCTTGGATAACGATTGTTATACTTTCCTTGTTCTTCTTGATGATGAATTTGAGGTCTTTCCAGGTCGCTTCAAGGCTTCGGAAGTCGTCGTCCCATTCTTCAAAATAGAGGTCGTATGCCTTGTTGAGACTTTCGTACAACGGCTTGCTGCTCCGGTTGTCAAAGATTATACGTTCGCGTGTCATTGTCTTTTAGAATCTTGATTAGTGCGCGGAACACCTCTCGTTTCTCCGTTGGCACATCGTCCTCGGTAACGCACGAAACGAGGACATAGGCGACGGAGTGGCCGAGGGCCGCGCTTATCTTCTGGATGGTCTGCTTGGTGGGCATCGACAAGTCCTTCTCTATGTTGTATAGGGCCGTGTCGGAAATCCCTGCGGACTTTGCGAGTTCCTTCTGCTTAATCTTCTTCTCCTTTCGGAGAACCCGGATTGTTTGTCCGAGTGTCATTTTTCTTTCTTCCTTAATACATATTCACAAAACCACATCGCCAGGTAGCACCCGACAAAGTTCGTTGACGCCTGCACCGCTATTGCTATCCAGAGATCCACCTCGGATATGAACTTGATAACCACAGCAGAGAAAGTATAGCAGATACAGTTCGCAAGCGATGCGATAACCTTGCTTGACTTGATTACCAATATGCTCCTTACGATATGAAGGAATACATTGATAAGTGATATGACGATGTATGCGATAATCATTTCTCCATCCACTTTTTCATCATTTCCGGCATATCCAACCCCGTGAACTCCTTGATAAGCATACGGAGCCGCGTCCCTGCCTCGTTCGCGTTGTTGAGCCGGACATTCATTTCAACCTTGTGCTTTTCCTGGATTGCGAACATCCTGTCAAGCAGAACATCAATGATGATCGTGGACGCGAATAGCATATCCTCATCGGAATACATCGGTCTTTCGCCCTCGAAGTTCGCGTTATGCTCCCAGATGGCCTTGTGGATTACCTCAAGGATAGGGTGCAGTTCCTGGCCGAAAGTCGGCTCGGTGAGTTGTTCTCTATTCATTTCCTTTGTCCATTTGTTCAGTGCATTCCTTGCAGTAGCATCGGTCGGCCTGGAATGTCCAGCCTTCCAGTCTGCTCTCTTTCTTGATTTCTTCTTCGGTAGTTCCGAAGGAGTGTACCTTTCGTCCGCACCGATTGCATTGTGCGAAGGAGGCGTACTTGGGGTTGGGGTGGATTTTAATCATTTCACAAGTTCAAATTCGTAGACAAACACATAGGGGTTGCTCTCAAAGGTCCCCTTGCCGGAAACCTTGTCGATGAGGTCGGCGAAGGCTCCGCGAGGTGTGTAGAATGGATACTGACCGCAGTAGCCGATCTCCGTCGGGAAGGAATACTGGACACCAGGGCAGTCTTCGATGATGCCCTCACGCAAGCAATCCTCTTCGCTGATGTCTTGCAACCTCTCCACCCGAACATTGGTGATGCGGATGCGGTGGGGAAGAAGTCCGGCGAGGACGAACATTTTATTGTTCCATCCCTTATGATATTTCAGCGGTAAATCAACCCATCCGCATAGAGGGGAATACTGGTCGAGATCGGGGAATATGGTCGGTTTTGAGACATACGCCTGTTGCAACATATCCGGGTCATACCCGCACTCTTTGTACGCTTGCGCCACGGCCACGACCTCGCCGACCTTGTATTTCGGCAAGATGTTGTTAATCTGCGCCCCGTCTGCGTCCGTAGCAAAGACCTCGACAACATCGTTACTGCCGGGCATTCTTACGACCGCGAAGCCGTAGACATCCTTGCCTTCCATCTTCTTCGGGGCCTTGATGATCTGCCGGGTCATAGTCTTTCTCCCTTCCAGCACGGCTTGCGTGAGGCCGAAACGTTCGCTGAAAAAAATCTTTTTCATTTCTCGTTAACTTCAATGTGTTTCACACTCCCGTCATCATCGGTGACGAGGGCCATGTCTAAGTCGTAGTTCTTCCCATCCTTCATCAGCGGGATGTGCGTGGTTGTTAGATGGATACCGATTTCTGCGGCTTTGTGATAGAGTTCGTAGAGCGTCATTGGTTTTCCTCCGAAATTCTTTTAAGGTAGTTTTTCAGTTTCGTCCTCGTTGATTTCGCATCGGTTTTCGCTATATGTCCATTATATTGTGCATCGTGTGAATCATAACCTTTGCGGAATAACTTGTGCCACCAGTTGCCTTTCATTTCCTTTCCTCCAAAATTATCAATGCCTTCTCTATGGCTGCGGTGGCGGCTTCGGGCCAAGCAGGATATCTCACATTGTACGGAGACGAGAACGGGCGGTAATAGTATCCGTTTCCATTCTTGTTGGGAATCTTTGCCGTCATCGTGAATCCATAGGTTTCCTCATCGTCCTCAAACAATGCTGGCATAAATGTGACATTCAGTTCGGGGATTCCCTTCTCCATCAGCCAGTCGAAGACCTGGGCGAAGTTAGGAGCATTAAGGAACTCATCTTCTGGGAGGAATGGCATCAATGCTCCCTCCGGCCCGTACCAATCGTGAATGGGTTGCTGTGGGAATCCTGCATCTCGGAGTTTCTTGCTCAATTCAAATGAGCAAAGTGCGGTGTAGTTGCATTTCATACGAATTTAGTTTTATGGTCGCCATAAAGGCACTTGTTGCATCTATATGTATATCTATCCGAACAACCAATACAAGGATATTCCGTATAGTGACTATTACTGTCCGCACTCATTACAGTTTCTTCCATTTTGAGCATAATCTCCTCGCAAGAAGGAGATGTGTAGTTGCGTGTCATGACTAATCTTCGTTATGTTGTTTAACAAGTAAGTCAAGTGAACGGATAGCCATTTCATGTGCTTTATCAGTATCGTCGGTGCTTTCAATTACTTCCGTAATGGCAAGTACACAAGTAAGAATGTCAAACAAGTTTGCATACACATCCTCATCTTTTCCTACTGCACCGTTAATGTTGTCACATGAAACAACCATATCTTGCAGGGCAGCTCCAATCATAACGCTGTGCGCTCGGTTGAGATAATATTGTTCCATATCAGAGTTGGTTTAGATAGTTGATAATCTCTTGAAAAGCACAAACCCTATCTGCAACTTCATCAGCATCTTCCGGACGATGCCAAATCAGTTTAATCTTTTCTTTCGCCCACTCCAGCAGAGCGTCCTTTCGGATGTACTCTACATTACCTGTTACGGTGATTTTATCTGATACTTTTATTATCGTCATTTCGTTTTCCTCCTTTCCATCGTTCTTTCGTGTTTCATCCCAGCGATGATTTCCACATCGCTGATGGTGTCCAAAGATATTTTTCGATAGTAGGGGTGATGCGCCCGACCCTTGTGCCACCAGCGAATTGCCTTCCAGAATTTGCGAAGATTCATCACTTATCCTCCTTCTTTTTCTTAATCTCTTTCGCAATCTCACCGAGTTCCCAACTGATGAATACGCTTGCGATTATGATTGCTACCGCTATGTCGGTCATTCCTTGTCCTCCCGAAGTTTATCGATTAAGGCATCAGCCATTGTTATACAAGATTGGAGTTGATGCTGAAAAATATCTGCATCAATTCGTATTGCGGAATTAGACAAGGCGGCACAAAGCAAGTCCTTCGCCGCCTCTCTGCGGAAGGCAGACCAATCGGAAGGCACATCAGAATCAGCGATGAATTCAACTTCTTCGGAGGTAAACTCTACTTCCTGCCCCCGCCTTAATCCGCAGATGTAGGAATCCTCTGCAACATTGAGGATTTCGCCCGTGTCCTTGACTCTAATCTTGTTCATTGTTCTTTATTATTGTCAATATCCTCAAGAATCTTAGCAAGTCCTGCAAGACAATCGTCGTTTTCGACACCCCAATGATAGAGTGCGCCTTTGCAGTAATCCATTAGAACTTTGTATTTCGCCTCCAGGTCCTTCTCGGCCTGGTGGTAGCCTTGAACGAATATCGGAATTGAATTTTCGCAAATTAGTCCTTTCATCCCGCCCTCATAGGGGTAGGCTTCCCTTGCTCGTTTCTCTGCCTTGTCCATACTATCCCTCCTTCAATACTTTTTCAAGCCACTTCGGTTCGTGAATGTTCGGGTTGGCTTCCAAGGCTTCGATGAACTTGTCCCGTCCATATTTCTTGTAGAGTTTCTTGAAGTCCTCGCGGATGAGGTCGGCTGGCTCGCCTGGTTCAATGGCTTTGTCACGGCCTTCCTTCTCTGCGATTGCGGAACACTCGAACAAGTCCCGTCCGAGTTTGTCCACGATAATGTACTTCTTGCCTTCGATGTTGATTCCGCCATAGTAGCGGGCGATGGAGAACTGGGAGTTGGCCCAGACTTCCTCGGTCATAAGAATTGGTGTCATATTTTCTTTGTATTAACGGTTTTCGTGTAACTGCCATCAGGTTGCTTTCTCGAACAATTGATGCAGTCAAAGAAGGGGTTTGTACAAGGCCCGCCATCATAGCACGAAGGATAGGCTGTCCATACGGAAGGAACGTAAACAATCTCCTTTTCAAGACTTGTAATCTTAATCTCATTGAAAGGATTGTACTCCGGCTTTCCGTTCGGACACTCCTTCAATCGCTGGATCGCGTTGCTTGTGAATCTCCAATTGCAGACATCGTAGTTGTAGGCAGTAGAGCCTTTCGGGAAGAAGTGTCTGCATCCCTTGCACATCTTACTTTTCATCGCCCGAAGTAAGCATTAAGTAAATGAAATAACCCATAGCACCACCGCATAATAGTCCTAATACAATTTCCATATCTATTCGTCAATTAGAACGTCATACACTTCGTCCACTTGGTCTATGCACCATTGTTCCAACTCTCCGACCTCGGCGATTATCCGCAGGGTTTTGAGTTCAGAAATGCACAGGTCAATCTTTTTCACTATCTCGTCTTGCATTGTCTATCGGTTTTATTTGTGGCGAAATCGCCATAATTAGAATTTTTAGAAAGGGTGCGGACTTGTCCTCCCACCTATGCCCTCATGTGGTAATCGGACACTATCACATTTCCGCACCCAAGTCAGTCATTTAGGGTCGAATATTGTCAAGAACGAGTTCGATAACCTTCCGGGCCAATCCTTCTTCATCCATTATCCTATCGCCCCATTCATCGGCGTACCAATGGCTGTGAATTATCTGCCGGAGTTCAAAGACAAAATCGCCCTGTTTATTGTGTCTATCCTCGCATTTTGCACTTGACGCGCATTTTGGGACGATAGAATCCACGATTTTCTGCTTTTCTTGCTTGTCCATAGTTAGTCAATTAGGGCCGGAAGTTAGTCTTTTGCTCTTATCGCAGACGAGCCGAGCGAAGCGAATCGCCCACATTGAGGACAAATAACATAGTGTCCGTCCCGGTCTCCTTTAATGTCTGCGTTCACAAATTCCGCAACGCACCCACATTTCGGACATTCCAAGATGTAGGTTGCGATTTCTTGTTCTTTGTTTCCTTTCTTGATTATCTTCATATCTCAATCAATTAGGGCCGTTCTTGTCGAATCCTCGCGATGTGCTTGTACAAATCCGACAAGAATCGGCAGTTATGGTTGTTATTTGTCGCTCGGAAGGATGATGAGTTTGACCTTCTGGCCAAACTTGAATCCGTCAAGGTTTATTTTCGCAGTTACGGCCAACTTGTTACTAATGTCTTTCACGACCTCGCCTTCCACCGCCCCCTGGAGCATCTGCTCCTTCTGCCAATTTGCTCCGGCGAACACTCCATCATATACACCATTCCAGTAGTCTGCCATAGCCGCAATAGCATAGTCTTTGGGCTCTGCATTCAACTTGTCTGCAATCTCTACTGCTACGGCTCGTAAGTCCTCGCTGACTTTCTCGCTCGGTGGAATACAAGTGTATCCCAACTCCGTCAAGAAGGCAAGGCTGTTCAGTTCGGTTTCGTGGGCGAGAATGTAGGCATCGTCCTTGTCCAGAGCCTTGTCAATGTTCTCTCTCACCTCTTCCCTTGTCTTGGGGTCTACTTTGGCGACGCACTCCTCAAAGAGAGGGTTGGTCTTGCCTATTTTTTCTTCAAGGATGGATAGGAAGGAAAGAATGTCCTTCATTCCGCACCGCTTGCCGATGTCGAACTGCGAACCGCCTGTTTCCCTCATAATCCGTTCAACCTCGGAACGGATTGCTTGCAAAAGTTCGGTGTTTGTCATGGCTATTTTTGTTCAAGAAGTTTATAATAAAGTGATAATAGAGGCTCGTGCAATTCACCCTGTGTGGCATCAACAACTTGTTTTAATGCTTTCATCTCCTCCTCGCCCCACTCTTGCTTTGGCTGGGGACGGAGGAGTTTAAGCCTTTCTTCAAGCCAATCGCGCTCCTTCTTGGCTGTTTTTATAAGTATGTCTACATATCTCCCATTTGTTTCTTTTAAATCTTCGATATAAGCAGAAATAGCCTCTATTGTACCTTTCAGCATCTTCTCATCCTCCTCGCTCCACTCTTGTTGACTACAATTTGTAGCCAACTCTGCGGGCTTCTGCTCTTTCTGCTCGTCCGCTTCCTTCACGGCCCTGTTATACCCAGCCGTGCATCCGTGCGTATATCCTGCCTTGTAGCCGATTTCGTACTCGTTACATTTAAGGCATTGTTCAGGGACTTTCTGCTCTTTCTCGCCCTGCTTTTCCAGCCAATCTAAAATGTTTTGCTTGGTTGTGAATAGTTCTTGGGGATAATTCCAATTCTTAATTAGTGCAATCAACCCTTCCCTTATTTTTTCGTCCTCGCTCTCGCGGAGTTGCGGGAAGATTTGCTCAAGCATCTCATTCTCGGAGTCGGTGGCAAAGCGGGCGTTGTAGAACTCCCGCGCTTTTGATAGTGCTTTCTCGTAGTCCATATTAGTTGTAGGATTCAATCAGCTTCTGAATTATGTCGCCCCCGTAGGAACCCTTCGTGATGTCCAGGAAAAAGCGGACCGTGTACTCCTTCTCCATGTCCAAGGAGTGTTCCCGGACGAAGGTGTCACGGCCCATCTTGCAGGAGCCGGTGAGGACGTGGTGCCATCGGTGGAACTCGCTGCACCTTGCCGTCGCGTCCAGGGACGGGAAGGCGGCCCGGAAACGGGCGATCCGTTCCTCGGCGGGCAGTTCCTCCATCGCCTTGCTTTCGGCGTCGGAAACGGCCTCTTTAAGGGTAGAGCCGTGGGCGAACGAGTTGTCAACTCGTGCGATGTAGCAGGGGGGCGTCGTGAGGTCTTTATTGATGATGCGCCCCCGGGCATAGTCGCCGCGGATGTGGTCGATGAGGGTGGGCACGCCGTCAACGTACCAGACTCGCTCCCCGGCGAAGGTCTTGAGGCCGTAGCCGTCGCCGTAGCCGTAGCCGTAGCCGTAGCCGTAGCCGTAGCCGTAGCCGGAGCCGGAGCCGTCGCCGGAGCCGGAGCCGTAGCCGGAGCCGGAGCCGTCGCCGTAGCCGTCGCCGTAGCCGGAGCCGGAGCCGTAGCCGTAGCCGTAGCCGGAGCCGTCGCCGTCGCCGTAGCCGGAGCCGGAGCCGTAGCCGTAGCCGGAGCCGATGTTGCGCGGACGCAGGAACGCCTCGATCACTTCGACATTTTCCATACCTTCACGGATTCAATGCTTTTGACGGCCTTCTCGGAGCAGGGGATGATTTCAATGACTCCGGTGATGGTGATTTCCGGGACGCTGACGGAGAACTTGCAGTTGTCGGGTTTGCTCACTCCATTCACGGCGAGTTCAGAAATGCTGGCGGCCCCGTCCCAATACCAGATGCGGCGGCAGTCAGTGAGTTCCACTTCCGTTCCCTCCTTGGCGTTAAGGGTGCCAAAGAAAACCCCTGCGCGGTCGGCGCGGATGATGACCTTCTTGTCAATGTGGTTGTTCATAATGTTTTGTATTAAGGTTTAACTGAAATAATAGTAAATCAAACATCCGACGTTGGCGAGGACGAAACCAGCCAATGCGAATAACACGAGCCTCCCGATGTAGCGGAGGCGGAATCTGGTCTGGGGCTTCATAACACTATTTCCTTGCCAATGCCACAAAGCCGGAGGGCGTGCTGGAGTTCGTGGACCGCAATCGGTTCGACAAAAATCAGTTCAAGATGCCTGTCTGCACTCTGGTCATCAAGACGGATAAGTCCACCATCGGTTTCATTCGGGAAGATTATCTTTATCTCACCGGCTCCTTCGTCGAAGCACCAACCGCAATCTGGATAACCGCAACCGACCGCACCGCAGAAATCCTCCTCCGTGGCCGTGTTGCCCCAATAAAATCCGTTCTTCTCCAGAATCTCCGGGGTGAGAGGGATGGGATACAAGTCGGCCATTCTCTTTCCGCTTATCACCTCCCACCCGCGCACCTCGCAATTCACATTACAACCATAGATGTTCTTAATTTGAACATCCTTTTCATAGATTCCGTCTGAACCCAGGTTCACCTTGTAATGAACCCAATCCCCAATCATCAAATCTCTCGTATCCATCACGCAACCTCCTCGCAATACCTATCCATCCCGTCTTCGGCATCGCATTCCCTTTCGAACACTTCCTCCTCCTCATATTCATGGTCGATTTCCCAGGCATCCGTCTCGTCCTCGTCATCCACAATGTCCTCCTCAATCACCGTGGAAGGGTCGTAGAAGATGACATCGTAGTCCCTCATAACGGTGGCCTTCGGAATCTCCTTGATGGCCTCGTCAAGATTGCGAGCTCCAATCTTGATCCATCCCTCGCGTCTGGTGGTGTACTCCACATCGTAGCACCCGCTGCCCCGCCATCCCGGAGGGCAGTTCACGTCGCGCTCCCATGCGGAGCCGTAAGCGCAGATGTCAATGGTAAACCGTTTCATAACTAATCATAAAGGTCTTTTTCCGCCCGTCCAGCCAGGTAGGCTTCGCGGAGTTTTTTGTTGATGGTCGCGTTCATCTTCGAGCTCGAACGCCCCAGGGCGATGAATTCCTCGTCTATCCCGTGGCTTCGCATAAACTCGCATTCCTCATCGGTCAACTCCTTCACGGGATAGAGCGAATTCAGTCTTTCTTCAAGTGTCATAATCCGTGTCGTGTCGTTGTCTTGATAATGCCCCTATCATAAAGATAGTCCTCGGTCGCCCACGGGTCGGCCCCAAAAGCGGCTGAAACAATCAGCGTGAACAAGATGTCCTGTTGCTCCTCGCTCATGTTGCGAATCGCATCTTGTGTTTCTTTGTCTGTCATAATCATTCGGTTTTCAATAAATTCTACGTTACAATCTGGATAGCGTACAAGCATATCCGTGTAGTGGTCTCTCGCCTTCCTTTCGTCACGGAAGGACAGCGAACTAATCTTGTAGTCACCGCCGGAATAACGACCGCGATCAGGCTTGGTGACGAGGATGGTGTAGGTCATAACTTCAACTTGTTTTTCTCACAAGTGGTAACTGTCGGAATTCCGTCTCTCTTGTAGATAACAAAGCATAAGCCCTCGTCGTCAAGGAGGGCCTTCAGCGCCGAATCAACGGTACTTAGAATAAAGCGTTGCTGTTGTTCCGGTGTCGCTTTAAAAAGTGGTTTAATCTGTTCTTCCATTTCTTTGCTATCTAAAACTTGTTTTGCGGGCATTTCTCAACATCAATAAGGTTCTTCCCCTTGTCGGCGTTGCAAAAGCGGTGGAAGCCGTTTCTGCGCTCGTCGTAGCGTATCTCCTTGAAGGCGCACTTGTCGCACCACGGGAGCATCCTTTTCACTTTGTTCCATTCGGAGGTTTTCATCTCTCTTTCCTTTGGTAAATCTCAAACACTCCCCTCCTGCCGTAAATCCTCTGGCACAAGGGGTCGGTCTCGCACAGATGCCTCAAGGAGCACTTCCGGCAAGGGTAGAAACCGCCCTCGTCCTTGAAGATGTGCCTCGTTCCGTCAATGACGATTTCGTTACGCCTATTCAGCATAGGCCGATTTGATGGCTTCGATGATGGTCTCCGGGGACTCCCGAACGATGGTCGCCTTGTTGTCGTGACCTATGAAGAGCGCGGAACCCGTATAGTATCCGCTTATGGTTGCGATGTATTCGGGATTCACATACAGCGGCCCGTCAGCCGATGTCAGTTTAATCAATGCTTTCATTCTCTCTTTGGTGTTTGCTTGTCAAAACGGGATGTCGGGATCGTCGAAGTCCGCATCTTCCGATTCAAAGGTTTGTTGTACTGGTGACGGAGTTGGCGAGGGCATGGGCGGCGGTGGCTGCGGATAATCCCCTGCGCTTGCGATCTCCGTGAACACGGTGTAGGTGTCGTTCGGTTTCGTGGGAATCTTGACGTTCTTGACCCCCTCCCGGTTCTTGCGAATCCAGATGTCAAGATACGGCGTGTCCCCGTCCTCCTTCACCATCCCCGCGTCCCATCGCTGGTCGAGCATGAGCACGACGTCCGCGTCCTGTTCGATGTCCCCGGACTCCCGGAGGTCGTACAGCTCCGGCGGTCGCTTCTCCTTCGCCGAGTCGCGGTTCAACTGGACGAGCAGGACGATGGGTATGCCGAGCCGTTTGGCCGCCGCCTTGTATTCGTGCGTGACGAGGCCGATCTTGTGCGACACGGACGAGTTGCCGGAATCGTCCAGTTTGTGCATGTTGAGGTGGTCGATCATGGCGATCTCGCACTCGCCGCGATTCGCGGCCAGCGTCATCCTGGAGACGATGCCCCTCGCGGTCCGCACCTCGTCGTTGATGCTTATAGGAAGGTCGCCGATTTCCCTTTGGGCCTCCTCGAACTTGTCCCAATCCACGCTTGCGCCCCGCATTTCCTGCTTGGTAATCCGTCCCGTGGAGAGGATGAGCCTCCGCCCGAGCCTTGATTTCGTCATTTCGAGAGAAAAGAGCAGAACAGGCTTCCCGTTCCTTGCGGCGGTCTTGGCGAACTGGAGCATCAATGCGGTCTTGCCGACGGACGGACGGGCCGCCAGGATGATGAGGTCCCCCTTCCACCAGCCGCCGTCGAGGAGCCTCGTCAGCGTCGGGATGCCCGTTCCTATCTGGATGGACTTGCCCTGCTTGGCGGCCACCTCGTCGGCCTCTATTTCTTCCGCAACGTCGCTTAAAACGGCGTTCAGCGAACTTTCCCCCACCGTCTGGCCCCCGGCCTTGATTTTCTGCGAAAGCGTCTCTGCGGCGGCGAAAATGTCATCTTCGGACGTTTGCACGGACGCCGACTGTTGCAGGATGGTGAGGGCGGCATAGTAGGCCCGCTTCTTCGTGTTGGCTATCTGGAGGAGCCTCGCGTGGTCGATGAACCCCTGCCTTGCCGACGGGGTGATGTCCTTCGTCTGTATCTCCTCGATGTACGCCTTTCCGGTCCGTTGCCAGACCGAAACCATGTCTATCGGCTCCCTTGCGTTGAACATACCGATGATGGCGTTCCAGATGAACCGGCGACCGTCCGACGAGAAGTATTCCGGGAACACGAACCCCGCGACCTCCCCGATGGTGTCCGGGTCGTTCACCGCGTCGGCGATCACCTGCCTTTCGAGGAGTTCCGTCCCGGGCAGCGGAATGTCCGCAAGTGTCAGTTCCCGGTTGTAGTTTCCCATATCAGAATCTGTTGTTTACGGCGATGAGCCTCCGTTCGACGAATGCGGCGAGTTCCTGCTCCCATAACGGCATCACACGGTCCCAATAGTGCTTTCTGTCCTCGCCGGGTTTGACCGGGTGCAAGTGCTTGAAGCTGGTTTCGTAGATGTGCTCCTTGTCCTCTTTTGTGAGGTTCCGCGCCCACTCCAGGGCCTCGTTCCTCGTCTTGCAGTCGGAAAGGGTTTTCCGTTTCGGGCCATCCGGCCCAAGTTGTTGCCCGGCTGTCGCGCCCGGCGACGGCTGGTCGCCGCCGTAGTCCGGGACTTGGTTCAGGAAGGTCTCGAACAGTTTGAGGTATTCCGGCTTGGATTCGTCCAGATACCGGGTGATGGCGTATGCGAGCGACTCTTCGGTGTACTCGCCGGAAGAAAGCATCCTCTCTATCTTCGCCTTGTTCTTCTTTGATGACTTGAGGGCGATGGTGTTGCCCTCCGGCCTTTTCGTGGTCGACGGGTAGAGCGCATAAATCCGATTCACGGCTTCGGCATAAGAAGATGTATTATTGTTGTTGTTCTTCTTATTCTTATTATCTTGGGTGTCGCCGGTAGTGTCGCCCCTGGTAGCGGGAGTGGTCGCGTCAATAGTGTCGCCGGTAGTGTCGTTGCCTTGATAGTTGTCGTAGCAACTGATTGATATAAGCGTAATTGGCTGGTGGCATTGGTGGTCGCACCGACAGTCGCACCACCCGTTGCGCTGCAAGTAGTCGAGATACCTGCGCACCTTGTCTATACTCCAGCCCCACCTTTTGACGAGAAAACTCTTTGAAACGGCAAGTTGTCCGCGTCCTACGTGGTACTTATACCCGGCCACATAGAAGTCCGTTTCCTCGAAGGCCGCCATCTGCACCAAGTCCAGAAAAGCCTCCCTTTTCGTAAACGGCTCGTCCTTTCCGAAAGTCCCCTTGTCGAAGATTGTTCTTGGCACGATGATAAAATTGCTCATTCTTGTTTTCATAATCACCACAATTATAAAAGTCCCGTCCCCGCTTCTTCGTCTTTCGACGGTGGTGAGTAAGAAGCGAGGACGGAACCTATAATTGCGGCTGATGCCTATGTGAGTCTGTTGTCTCGCTCCAAGTCACCACAACGAGGAACTACACAAAGATACCGCGCTTAAATCAATAGCCATCAATCCGTATTGGCTTTTATTGATTTGGTTTCAGAAAAGTGTTATCTTGTCGAACTTCATCCCCTTCGGGACGAACAGCCGCTCCACGGAGTCCGTCGGCGTATCGGCGTTGATGTATGACTTGGTTTTCAGTTCCCAGATGCAGTCGAACCGATCACCCGGCATTTCGTACTCGGAGATAAAGACCGGGGCCTTCTGGCAGAGAATCCACTCATAGAGCCGTTCGGAGTCGAAATCGGAAATCTTCTTCGCGCCGTAGCCGTTGGTGTTGGCATAGGGCGGGTCAAGGTAGACGACCGCATCGTCCTCGATCTCGACCTCCCAATAGTTGCCTTGAATCACTTCCAGCCGTTCGAGGTTCTGGAGCCGTTCGAGGTTCTGGAGCCGTTCGAGGT